GTGTATCGGCTTGTTCAGCTCAAGACCTACCAGTCCACGCATGGTACGCTCAGGTGTCTCCTCAAGAAACATCAAGCCAAGGTTGTCCTCAGACTGCGCCATGATGGACGACACTACCTCACGTAGGAGAGTAGACTTACCCAGTCCTGAACCTGCACAAATAGTAACCAGCTCTGCTGTGCGTATACCATACAGGTGTTTGTTCAGCCCCTCGAATGGGTACTGTACCTTCGCCTTGGTGAGTGGCTTCTTAATCAGATCACGTAGCTCACCAGCACCGACGATACCTTCGGGTGTGTACGGTTGCGCGGACCAGAATACTTTGGTGTACGCTTCCGCTTGATTGTTAACAAGATAATCACACGCGTCCTTGTAGCCGTTGACGTGCTTAACAATCCTTGCTTTGTTACCGAACAGATCGGCACATTCCTTTGATGCCTTCTGTCCAGGCTCATCAGCATCGAAGCATATAACAATGTTCTCGAAGCTGTTCAGCCAATCATAAAAAAGGCGACAGTCCTTTGCCGCCGAAGTCGCACCGTTGCGAACGGACACTACTGGAAACTTTGAGCCTGTCATTTGATAAGCCGCTAACGCATCGTACTCACCTTCAACAAGGGTTACATACTTACCACCCGCAGAAAACAAATGCTGTCCATACAATCCTGCTTGCTTCCAATCACCAACGATACTGAATCGTTTGTCAGGGTTACGAACCTTCGCTGCCACTGGCTTTGTTGGATCGTCAGGGTTGTAGTAACCAAAGGTTGTGATGTCTCCCTGCTTCAGGGCTGCGTACTTCTTCGCCGTCGTTCCTGTGATTAAACGGTCGGTGATAGTACGGTACTCCGCTGTGATTAAACGGTGTTCAGTCTGAGTGAATGACGGCTTAGGCTTATCGCTGATAGAACCTAGCTCTCTGACGTTATTAACCCTAGCGGCTGGTGTGTACATATCACATACAAAACACTTGGTCGAGCCGTCTTCGTTATACGCTAACCCATCACTGCTGTCACAGTCAGGACAAGGCTGGTGTGTGTTAGTGAATGTCATGTCTACCAGCTCCCATGTCAGTGTACAGTTCGTCAATCTCACCGTCGTCCATTGCTTCTAACAGTTCAGAAAAGAAACCACCCGCTATGTTTAACGCTTCCGTAATGGTTAACAAGTCTAGCTGCCGTTCAACAATCTCTGAAATCTTTCTCTCTTTAGAGATACTCATAGGATAAATACCTTATAAGTTAATATTAAAATGTTGGTCTTATATGCTTTCTGCATAGAGTCTAACATTACTTTTCTTCATCACGCAAGCGTTTATATTCTTCGATGTCATCCTGTTCAAACTCCTCTGCGTAATTTCCCTTTGCTTCCCAGTAATCTTGGTAGTCGTCGTGCCAGACTTCCCAGCTTTCTCTTTCACTGTTCATAAAACCTCCGTTGTATGCTTGACAATTCTGTATCGTTTACCATTGTCACGTTTTGTGTGAACGTAGTGCTTCGCTTGTTCAATACAGTCTATTGCCCACACCTGCGACCACACGTCGTCGTATAACTCTATGATATATGTTGTATGAATACCAATCATGTGCATGTCTCCTCCTAAATCATGTTGACATATTCGTCATTGATAATTGTCTGCACGTGTATGTAACCTTCAGGCCAGTACGTGTATGACTCCTTGAGTGCCTTCGCTGTTCGGTGTACTGACGCCTCAAAGTGTTCATACATTCCCAGCTCCTCTTTGTAGTACCAGAACGGTATTCGTAACACTGGTTCTGCCGGTCCGTGTTGCTCGTAGTACACCACAATCTCAGCGTCGTTACCAATAGGTCCGTCGTTGCCAAACATCTTTGTATGGTCATTCTCTGGTTGTTTCATGTTCACTCCTTTGCTCCTAAGAATTTATCGAGTTTACCGGACCGCTTGAGCTTTGCAATAGCCCTGCTCTCGATTCTTTTAACGTCCGTCTGTGTGATACCCATAGCATCAGCGACCTGCTGCTGAGTCATGAAGTAATCATACTGCTTACCTTTCTTTTTACTTGTCACGCTTCTAATACCTCACGTGTCGTTATCTCAATATGTAACCATCCCAGCCAAGCGATGTAACCCGCACCACAAAACTCATCCGCTGGTATGTACGCCGTTGATAGCTTAAATCTGTTTGTCAAGTAGACATCAATTAAAAACTTACCCGTTTCGATAACAATACCGTTGTTGCCTACACCTTCCGGTCCGCCGTAGTACCTATGTGCTGTAGTGATTCTCATTTTAAACTCTCCATTGTTTGTTCAGCTCTTTCATACGCCTCTTGTGTCGTGCCTTGCGCTTGCGTCGTCGTCTGTTTCGTGGATCGTTCCAACGTTCGTACACGCTGAAGATGATGTACCATACAGGCACAAAACTAAATAAAATTACAATGTCAACTAGTGTTGGATTCATCGTCGTCTCCCCTCGTCTCTACCTTTCTCGTAGCCTACAGCGTGGCCTACTATGGCCCCGAATAAAAACAGAATCGTGATTAGTGTCGCCAACAGTAAAAAGTCCATTATGCTACAACCTCCCCGTTTAGATATATGTCGCCTTTGCGTGTGCATACGTCCACACCTAACGCTCTTAATCGGCTCATAGTAGTTCGTGTGGGCCATGTTCGGAGCGTCTGACGATCAGTCTCAACCGTACCATTCGCCGAACACGCTAGCCTGTTTCCGTGTAGGTATACCCAGCTTAAACCGTCGCCGTCACTAATTACCTCCGTATTTCCACTGGTCCAGTCCCTGCTGTTCTCTATCGCGTTTAACATCTTTTCCTCAATCTTTCTCATGCCTCTAACTCCTCTAATGCTTCCAATGCCTCTGTGAATGCTTCGTGTTCAGTCTCCAGACCGTAGCAAGTGAAGGCGTGGAAGTCTACCCACTCTCCGCCAATAGGCGTCTGAAAGTTGAATGATGCGTTCTCGTTCCATTCGATGCGTACGTGTCCGTGTGTGTCTCTTTCTGTCTCTAAATACTTCATGTCCGTAGCTCCTTAGTACCCCAACCATTCAAGAATTTCATTCGAGTAGTAAACTTTTTTGTCCCCTACTTCGTCAACAAAGTCAGCCCAGTCTATGCCGTGCGCTAACACCTCCGCCTTGGCTTGCTTCAGCGACACCGCGTGTCCTTCCATTGCTTCGTCGTATGTCATTGTCTTGTTTCTCCGTTGTTTACCCAGACGCCTCGCGGCGTTTCGCTTGAGTCTCACAAGCTCGTCAGTGGGTTTATTCTTCGCGCTTGAACCAGCGACGGTAGGCGTGAACAGTATGCGGTAACTCAATACCAAACTCTTGGTCTAGCTCCATTAATGCGTCATCTGCCATTCGTTGGTGCGTACGATGTTGTTCGATATTGCCTTCCTCTAAAGCATTTTTTGCCATGTCTTCCCAAACTAAAACAGTGTTGAAAAGCGTTGCGATTTTGTTGGATACGTTTCTTTCGAGTTGTGTCATGTCTTGTTTCTCCGTTGTTTGTTTAGGCGGTAAAGATAGCGAAAATGAAAACAATCTGTAAAGCAAACAGCGCAAGGCCATAAACCAATTCATCTGTCTCGTTCACTATCTTAGGCTGTCTGTTCTTATATGCGTTGTGTGCTTGTTGGTTTGTCATATCTGTTTCTCCGTTGTTTGTGGAGCCGCTTACGCGGCCAGACCTTTTAAATACTCACGCATGTCACCCAGCTCGTTTAGCTCCATAAGCTGGTCATAGGAACGATCTACCACCTCGTTACTGAGATAGTCCATACGCTCGTTAATGAGTTTAAGAGTCGCGTTTACTTCGTTGTGTGTTGGTTGGTTTGTCATGTCTGTCTCCGTTGTTTGTTTGTTTGTTGAACGCTAAAGATACTGCGAAGTACGTACCAACAATAAAAACACCAACAAAAACAAGCACTTAGCCTGTACCATGTCCGCACTGTTACCTGTTACCAGTGTTACTTTGTTACCTCATGTAACCGAATGTGTTACCTCAAACGTTACCGGTAACTTATAACTATCAGTGATGGCTGCGCAGTATCTATTCATATGGTGAATGTCTATGGTGTGTCTGTGGCGTGTCTATGGGGGTCCAACCTAGACTCTCACACCTCACCTAGTCAGTTCTGTTTTGGTACTGAGTGGGTTCTGTTTTGGAACTAAGCTGTGGATAACTTTGTTGATAACCTGTGGATAACTGGGCCGGGGGAGGGGCTGTGACTGCGGCGTGTGCGTGTGTTCCCTCTCAGATACAAAAAAGAGTGAAATTGAACCTTAATATAACCCCTAGTTATCTAACAAGAAACCTATATAACAAAAGGGTCTAAGCGGTGCAGAATCTGGACCGTGCTGGTACAGTTTAAAGGACAATGTCAAGTACTTTGTAAAATATATTACTTTTTTTAAACAAAGGTATTGCTTTTTAGTATTTTTTATGATATACTATTAGTATAGACTTAGAAATTACTCTTTAAAGATTCTTTACTGCACCTTATATGATAAATATTATATGATAATTATTAAATGTTTAACTTATAAGGCATACAAGCATCTTTAAAGAGTCTTTAAAGAGGGTCATATGACTGTTCCTGTTAAACGGAAACGTGGAAGACCGCGTAAAAGCGATGTTTCATCTGTTAAAAAAGGAAGTCGCAACGCTGTTGGTCGCCCAAAGGGTGACGCTGCTGTTATTAACGAATACAAAGCACGGATGTTAGCTTCACCGAAGTCCAGAAAGGTGCTTGATACTATCTTTGACGCTGCATTAGACCATGATCATAAGAATCAAGCGGCAGCGTGGAAGCTTGTTATGGACAGAATACTACCTGTTGCGGCTTTTGAGAAGGATATTGTTAAAGATGGTGGGCGTAACGCCATTCAGATTAACATTAGCGGTGTTGGTGCGGTTGATGTTGAGCAACCTACAATCATTGAAGGAGAAGTAGTAGATGAATCTTAAGCATTTTGACCCTTCAGAGTTTAATTGTCAGGTTACTGGGCATAACAACATGGAGAAAGACTTCCTAGAGAAGATGGACGAGTTAAGAGACGCGTGCGGGTTTCCTTTCACTATCACCAGTGGGTATCGACACCCAACTGATCATCCGATAGAGGCTAAGAAAGAAGTACCCGGCACTCACGCTCAGGGGATCGCGGCGGATATAAAAATAACAAACGCCGTGTTTCGCCTTAAGATAGTAACAAAGGCTATTGAGCTAGGATTTACAGGAATAGGTATTGCTGACGACTTTGTACATGTTGATACAAGAGGATCTACTCCTGTTATGTGGACATATTAGTGGATTTAAACATTGAACTACTGCCTTGGCAACAAGACGTTTGGGCAGACGATACACGGTTTAAAATAGTAGCGGCAGGACGACGTACTGGTAAGTCCAGACTTGCTGCATGGATGTTAATTGTTAA